GCTTTCCTCTCTCCCCGACCTTCAAACCGGGGGTCGCATGCGCGTGTGCGCGAGTAAGGGGGGGGCGAAATGGCCAACGTCGTTGAGGGAACTGTCATTTCGGTCGCTGCCGCTTCTCATTTGGACGCGGACGGCAAAGACGCTGGCGCGATCGCGGCTCTGCTCGCCCTGGCGCACAAGATCGACGATTACGACACCGTGCTCGACCACATTCTTGAGCAGATCGAGAATGACCCTGAGTCGAAGGTGCGGCCGCCGGCGTCGGACAACGTTTCGTTGCCTACTTACCTGAAATATTGCGAGTCGCTCGGGCTGACCCCGGGCGGACGCGGCGAGCTCACGACCGGCAAGAAATCGGCCGCTGCGCCAAAAGATGAGTTGACCGACTTCCTCAATGGGGCCGGTATCGGTTGATTCCAGTGGGGGTGCTCGTGGCTCCGAAGCTTATGGGCCGCACTGAGCCTCGCATTTTCACCAAGCCTCTCCGTGAGTTGACCCCTGAGACCTCGCGTGGGTTTGAGGTGATCAAGTTCGCGCTGGTTTTCCTCGGCGTTGACCTGTATCCGTGGCAGAAGTTCCTGCTGATCCACGCGCTTGAGATCATGCCCGATGGGCAGTATCGGTTCAAGCGCGTCATCGTGCTCGTTGCCAGGCAGCAGGGGAAGACCACACTGGCCTCCGTCCTCGCCGCGTGGTGGTTGTTCGTTGACTCGAAGCGTCACCCGGACATGGTTCCCCCGGTGAAGTTCAAGGTCGTCGGCGTCGCGCAGAACCTCGACATTGCTCGGGAGCCGTGGGCCGCCGTCAAGATGTGGTGCGATCCCGAGCCGAACACGGACGAAGAACGCGAGCTGGCGCTGCCGGCGCTGCAGAACGCGACGGCGAAGGTGTCCGACACCAACGGCAAGGAGGGCATCTACGCCCGGTCGCGTGCTCACTATGAGATCCGCGCTGCTGCGAATGCCCGGGGTAAGCCTGCTGCGCGGGTGCTCATGGATGAGATGCGCGAGCAGAAGACGTGGACCGCGTGGAACGCTGTCTCGCAGACGCTGAAGTCGTTCTGGTCTGGGCAAATGTGGGGCATCTCCAACGCTGGCGACTCGTCGGCGGTTGTGTTGCGCACGCAGCGCGCCGCTGGCCTTGAGTCCATCGCGGAGTGGGAAGAGTACGTCGAGGCCGGCATCATGTCGGCTGAGGACTTCGCGAACAGTCACGATGTCACTCTCGGCTTGTTCGAGTGGTCGGCGCCCGATGGGTGCGCGCTCGATGACGTCGATGCGATCTTGCAGGCGAATCCGTCCATCGGCCACGGTGCGATGACGGTTCAGTCGGCGCTGTCGGACATCCGGGGCATGACCGAAGCTGGGTATCGCACTGAGGTGCTGTGTCAGTGGGTCGTCGCCGACGTGGATTCGTTCATCGACGTGAAGGAATACCGGCTCCGTGTGGTGGCGCTGGAAGCCCTGGCAATTGCGAAGGGTTCCCGGACTGTCTGGGGCGTCGATACGTCGCACGACCGCTCCACAACGTGGCTCTCTGCTGCCGTTCTGACCGAGGATGGCAGTCCGTTCGCGACGGTGCGCTTGAAGCGTGCCGGGATGATGTGGCTGCCTGAGTATCTGGCCGAACTGGCCGAGGCGTCGGGGCAGTGGGAAGTCGCCGTGAATGCCAAGGGTTGCCCTGCGATGGAGTTTATCGAGCCGCTCAAGAAGCTCGGCTTCACCGTGCACGAGTTCGACGGCCCGAAGTATGCGATTGCGACTGGTCGTTACCGGGATGCGGTGCGCGACGAGAAGCTCGTCGTCGTTCACCAGCCCGACATTGACCTTGCTGTGCAGGGCGGCGTGGTTGTTCCGTACGCCGACAATATGGCGTGGTCGCGGCCGAAGTCGATGCCGATCGACATTGCCGGCCTGATTGCGGAGACTATCGCGCTGTATGCCCTCGAGCTGCTCAAGCCTGAGCCGGTCGAGAAGACCCCAGCCCCCCCACCGCAGGCCGAGATGGTCACGCGCGATGACGTAACACCGACCGACGCGAACCTCGCTACGGCGGCGTTTTGACCCAATTCTGAAAGTAGGTGCCGCATGCCCGATGAACAGGGGTATCAGGTAAGCGGGCTGTCGTCCTGGGCGAGCATGGCCGCTGAGTCTCACGAGACAAACCCGGATCTTGCATGGCCGATGTCGGTCGAGGTGTTCGACAAGATGCGCCGCGAGGACTCGCAGATCGGGTCAGTGCTGCGCGCTGTGACGCTCCCGATTCGCGGCGCCGAGTGGATGATCGATCCAGCCGGCGCGAGCGATGAGGTTGTGGATCTCGTGGCCACTGACCTCGGGTTGCAGGTCAAGGGTCGCGAGCCGGTGAATCCGCTGCGCACGAAGGGTCGTTTCCAGTGGGGCGAGCATTTGCGCATGGCGCTGCTTGAGCTGGTCTATGGCCACTCCTATTTCGAGCAGAAATACCAGCCGGAAGGCGACAGGCTGCGACTCAAGAAGCTCGCATGGCGCCCGCCGCGCAGCATCTCGAATATCACGGTCGCCCGCGATGGTGGCCTGGTCTCGATCGAGCAGCACGGCGTGAAGGACCCGATTACGGTCGACCGGCTCGTCGCGTACGTCAACGACCGCGAGGGCGGCAACTGGATCGGTACGAGCTTGCTGCGTACCGCATACAAGAACTGGCTGTTGAAGGACCGTATGCTGCGCGCTCAGGCGCTCACGGTCGAGCGCAACGGCCTCGGCGTGCCGGTGTACGAAGGTGCCCCGGTGCCCGATGGTGCCACTGCTGAAGAGCGCGAGGCGTGGCAGGAATCGGAGAAGATCGCAGGCCTCAAGCTCGCCAAGGGTTTCCGTGCTGGTGAGGCTGCTGGCGCGTCGATTCCGAGCGGGGCGAGACTGACACTGATGGGTGTAACCGGCAAGCTCCCTGACACGGATAAGCCGATCCGGTACCACGACGAGCAGATCGCTCGCGCAGTGCTGGCGCACTTCCTGAACCTCGGGACAGAGACAGGATCGTGGGCGCTCGGTTCGACGTTCGCTGACTTCTTCACCAGTTCACTCAACGCTGTCGCTGCCCAGATCCGCGACATCGTAAACGCACACGTCATCGAAGATCTCGTGGACTTGAACTGGGGCGAGAACGAACCGGCCCCGCGTCTGGTGTTCAAGCCGATCGGTGGTGGCTCGCTGTCGGCGGAGGCGCTGAAGAGCTTCGTCGATGCTGGCATTATCCAGCCCGACGAGACGCTCGAATCATTCATGCGGGCAGCGTTCAGCCTGCCCGTGAAAGACGAGGCGGACTCCGACCAGGCACCCGATGGCGGCATGACCGACGCCGAGGCTGCGCGGTTCGCTGCCGAGGTGGTCCAGAAGGTTTACCTCGGGGTGGGCCCGGTGCTCACGCAGACCGAGGCGCGTGCCATCGTGCGTCGCTCCGGGGCTGACCTCGCAACGGTGATCAACAACGACAAGCCTCAGGAGGAAGCATGACCATGAAGCACAAGAACCGTTACTGGGGTGACACTGCGATCCCGAACTCGAAAGCTGAGTTCTTCAACGCGGTGACCACCCCGGCTTCCACCGGAGACGGTACGGTCGCGACGATCCGCATGTACGGCCCGATCGATTCATGGGGTGGTTTCTGGGGCATCTCCACGAAGGACATGGGCGTCGTGCTCGATGCCCTCCCTGAGGCCGTCACGCAGATCATCCTCCGGATCAACAGTCCTGGCGGCGAAGTGTTCGAGGGTGTTTCCATTCTCAACATGCTGCGCGCTCACAAGGCGAGCGTGACCGCTGTCGTCGACGGACTTGCCGCTTCGGCGGCTTCGTTCATCGCGGCGGGCTGCGACGAGACGGTGATGTCGCCGGGGACGCAGATGATGATTCATTCCCCGCTCGTCTTCAGCTACGGCAACGCGACCGAGCTCCGGAAGACCGCCGATGTGCTCGACGGTATCGAGGCGTCCATCGTGGAGATCTACACGGCGAAGGCGGGCGCCAAAGACTGGACGGCGCTTCTCGCCGAGGACACGTGGCTGACCGCCGCCGAGACTGTCGAACTGGGCCTCGCTGATCGTGTCGCTGTCATCCCCGACGCCGGGGAGACGGAGACGGTAGGCGGCGACGACCTCGTTCTCACCTCTTCCGATGACGTTGACGACGTGCTCGCTCGCGTTGTCCACCTCCCCGACCGGGCAGCGGCCCGGTCCCACAATCTCCCGAGCTCGTCCGAGCCGGGACACACCAACCGAAAGGACCCACTCGCCATGAGTGACATTCTGAAGGCTGGCCTCCTCGAGCGGCTCGGCGTTACCGATTCCGCAATCACTGACGAGTCGCTTCTCGCGGCTTTCGACGTGGTGCTCGACCAGGCCACCGCTCCCGCTGCCCCGGCCGCAGTCCCGGCTGGCACCGTCCTGATCGACTCCGCCGTGCTGAGTGACCTGCAGGCTTCCGCCGCGCTGGGTCGCAAGGCCAGCGAAGCGCAGGACACCGCACGCCGTACCGCCATCGTGGACAGCGCCGTGAATGACGGACGCATCGCGCCCGCCTCGCGCGCCACGTGGCTCGACTCGCTGAACGTGAGCGAAGAGGGCACGACTGCTCTCATCGCCTCGCTGGCGAAGAACACCATCCCGGTCACCGAGATCGGCACCGCCGATGAACCGAACGAAGCGGACAACCTGTACGCGCTCGCGTTCGGCAACGACACGAAGGAGGCCTAACGATGGCTGATTACCTGCCCAAGTTCGATTCCGGCAAGCCCTTCACGCTGGCCGCTTCGGCAGACGTGACCGGTGGCCGCGTCCTCATCGCCTCCGGCGCCGGGACCATCGCTGAATCCGGTGCTGACGCTGCGAACGTCGTCGGCGTCGCGGGCTTCGATGCCCTTTCCGGTGAGCCGGTGACCGTCTACCCGCGATCGGGTGGCGTGCACAAGCTCGTTGCCTCCGCGGCGATCGCTGCCGGTGCCAAGGTCATCTCGGCTGCAACCGGGAAGATCGCCACCCAGGGCGCCGGCGTCAACCCCATCGGCATCGCGGTCACCGCTGCTGCCGCCGACCTGGACGTCGTCGACGTCCTCTTCATCTAAGGAGCAAGAAAAGACATGGCGTCTTACACCTACCCGGTGGCGCGTCCCACGGGCACGCTCACCACGGCGCAGATTCACCTGCTCCTGT